TCAAGTCGGTGGCGCATCTGCACTGTATATTTTTAATAGATTACATAAAGAAGTTACTGTGAGTGCAACAAATACAAATTCAAAAACTATCAAACTTCAAATGCAAAATAATACAAGTGCTGATAGTGGGGGGTTCAGAATTAATGATGGTAGTAACTACACCAGTTCAATTAAAGTTGAGGAGTTAAGACAATGACAACAATAGCAAACGCATTAACAAGTTTAGGCATTACAGAATGGGTTTTACGAGGAGAGCCTACAAGTGAAGCAGAGTTTAACGCAATGTTTCGAAAAGTCACAGGATCAGACAGCAATGGTTCAGCTATTGAGAGCGATAAACCTTCAGATTTCGGCACAACATGGAAAGCAGTATCGGATAAAAAGAAAGCGTTAGAGGATGCAGAGCCTATGCGATTGCTCCGTGTAGAACGAGATAGGCTATTAGCTGAAACGGATTGGACTGCGTTAGGTGATGTTACGCAATCAAGCGATATGAAAAGTTATAGAACTAAGCTAAGAGATTTACCAGCAAGTGCATCACCAAAGCTAAGTAGTGATGGGTCGCTTGATATGTCGAGTGTGACGTTTCCAACAAAACCAAGTTAGGAGTAAGACATGGTTTCAAAATTAGAAGTAGATACGATTGCTCACAGTGGTGGCACTACTGGAATGACTATTGATAGTAGTGGTCGCGTTCTTACTCCAGCTAGACCTTATATTTATTTAGAAGGTAATTCTGCATCAGAAGTTACAACGGCTGGTGGTGGCTATGTTAATTTTACATTTTTTGATGTAACAAATAATAGCGGAATAACTTGGGATAGTTCAAATGGAAGAATAACTGTTCCGATTGCTGGTATGTATCTTATTACAGGACATTTTTATGTTTGGACAAATGCGTCGGGTCAAAACACAGTAGACTTATACATCAATACAACAAGAACTAGAGTGTATTCTCACGAAACAGATGACATTACATCTGGAGGTAGGAATGACGAAACTATAACAGTAAGTGAAGTTATAACATTAAGTGCAAATGACTATGTGCAGTTTCAAGCAGATGCCGATATTTTTGGTGCTGCTTTATATTGTTCAGCAAGTGTTACATTATTAGGATAAAGAACAAATGAGCATAGAATTAAAAGTATTTAGAAAAGTTAGAAATGGATTACTTGCAGATAGCGATTGGACAGTCATGCCAGATAGTCCTTTATCTGAAAGCAAGCAAACTGAGTGGAAAACATACAGACAAAACCTTAGAGATTTAACAAAAACTGCTAATCCAAAGTTAATTAGTGGCACACCTCATCTTGATATGTCGAGTGTAACCTTTCCAACAAAACCGAGTTAGTAAGCTATGACCAAAGCCCTAGATCAAAGAGTCACAAAGATAGAAGCTGAGACTCATATTCAATTCAAAGAGCTATTCTACCGATTAAAGAGGCTAGAGATGTGGCTTATCTGTGGCATGGGGGCTGTGCTTTCTATGCTCATAGGCGTTTTGTTACAACTGAATTAATCTACTCTTAGGAGACTTCCCATAGACCCTGTTACACTTACGGCAGCCATTTCTGGTGCGACTGCTGCCTTTAATACTTTGAAACAGGCATTTGCTGTTGGCAGAGAATTAGAAAGTATGACAGGCGATTTAAGTCGCTGGATGCAATGCGCCTCTGATATTAAGAACGCCCAAGAATACTCTAAAAACCCACCCTTCTATAAGAAGCTATTATCAGGAGACTCAATAGAGAAATTAGCCGTAGAGAGCTTGATGGCTACTAAGGCGATAGAAACCCAGAGATATGACCTTCAGCAATTTATCAAATTCAAATATGGCACAAAAAGTTGGGAGGATTTGCTGAGATTAGAGGGGCAAATTCGTAAGGATAGAGCCAAAGCTATACTAGAAAGACAAAGACGTAGAGATGCAATTATTCAATATTCCCTACTCGGTGGTGTCTTGCTTGTGGGTTGTTACGCTTTGTATCTTCTTATTCAGTACCTACTCTATCTCGATAGGGGCTGAAAAATGCTTTCCAGTAAGAGTGTCGGATACAGCCGTAGGTCAAAGCTCTTTTGAATGGTTTTGCGTCTATACGAATAAAGACGAAATCTATCTGGCTAAAAGCGACAATATAAAGAATTGCTATACTTGTTTTCTCAAAAAGCTAACAGATTGGACATGGGAACAGGAGATACGAAAAGGGATTAGAGAAGACCCTAAGTATATCACTTGTCGTAGATACAAGCGTAGAAAAGCAAAGAATGGACAGCAAGTCTGTCTGTATAAAGGCGCAAATGATACCTATACTTTAGTCGTAGAGGGGCAATGCCCAATGGAGTATCAATGCAAATATGAGCCTAATGGGAAAGAGCCTAATATTGATAGCGTCTTAGACTCATTAAACGATAGTTTCAAGAAATGAAAACTTTGGTCTTTATGTTAGTAATTCTAAAAGGCACAGAGATTTATGATGAGACAATGCAATATGGCAGTATTGATAAATGCTCTTGGTATGCAGAGAAAATCAATTTCTATAATAAGCGACAAACGAGGAATGATTACTCAGCGTATTGTAAGCCAGTTGTAATCACGAAAGCAGAAGAATGACCCCAGAACTATTAAATAGATGGCAAATTGTACCTAGAATTATGATGATTGTTATGACAGGCGTTTATATTCGGTGCATTGAATATGCCCTCTCCCAACCAGAATTAAGTACACAAATGGCTTCTCTTATATCTGTTGTCACAGGAGCAATGACAGGCAGTTTTGCCGTTTTCATAAATAAAGAAAGCAAGGGAACGAAAAAAGATGATATTTAAAGCATTAGGAGTAGTAGGCAATATTGCGTCTACTTGGCTTGAAGGAAAGAATGAGACTCAAAAACTGAATCTTGAGATTAAGAAGAAACAATTAACAGGCGATATTGATTGGGATTTAGAGGCAATCAAAGCTACGCAATCTAGCTGGAAAGACGAGTGGCTTACAATTTTGCTGTCAATTCCATTTTTGCTTTGCTTCATTTCGGACACAACAAGAGAGATGGCATTTAGGGGTTTTGAGGCTCTTGCACAAGCTCCAGCGTGGTATACCTACTCTTTTGGGGTAGTAATCGCAGCTAGTTTTGGAATTAGGTCAGCGACTAAATTCTTTGGTGGTAAAAAGTGAAATGTTACTACTGCGAGTCCGAAACAATAAAAATAGATCATGAGGATTTTGATGAAAGATTTGATGAAAAATATACAAGACTTACTCGCCTCTACTGTGGAAATTGTGGGGCGTTCTTTAATGTGTTTCTCCCAACAGATAAAGCCTTCTTCAAAAACCTCGAAGTCGAAGAAGACTAGGAAAGCTAAAAAGTCTAAGTGACTCAATGCAGTATGTGTGGTCACACACTTGAGAAAATTGAGGGGCTGTTACGCTGTAAAGTCTGTGAGGCTTTTCACAGCGATATGACCCTTGATTGGATAGATTATATTCACAAAAAAGCAGAGGTATTAAATGTTCAAACTAAGCCAAAGAAGTTTTCAGAGACTAGCTGGAGTAGACGAGGCTCTACAGGACACAGTAAAACTAGCGATACAGAAGACCAAGATTGACTTTGGTGTTATCTGTGGAATGAGGACAAAAGAAGAGCAAGAGGCTTTAGTTGCAAAAGGCGCAAGTAAAACTATGAAGAGTAAGCACCTGGAGGGCAAAGCTGTAGACTTGATGGCGTATATTGATGGGGGTCGTGCCTCATGGGAATTAAATCTCTATGACGAGATAGCTGATGCTATGAAAGAGGCAAGTAAAGAGACAGAGGTGGATTTACGTTGGGGGGCTGCATGGACAACAAACAGCCTTAGAGAGTCAGACCTCTCCTGTGACGCTCTTATGATGCAGTACATAGACATAAGAAGGTCACAGGGAAGAAGACCCTTTATTGATGCGCCTCACTTTGAGTTGACTTAGGCAATACCAAGCCTTGCTTTGCGCTTATGCGTTGCAGCATATTTCTATGGATGAGTTGATTTACAACTCTACCGACTTGCATTACCGATAGTCCTGTGGCTTCTGCTACATCTTTATATTTTGGTGAAAAGAGGTGCTTATTGATATGCTCCTCAATAAACAAGTACACTTTCTTTTGAGACTCATTAGCAAACTGTACCATTACAACATCTCCTTTATCGTTAAAGATTTGGCTCTTTCATAACGCTCCGGCTTGGCTTTTGTCATTGTAGGACGTTGCGCTTTATAGTGCCTCGTTATCCATTTAATCTTGTGCGATGTTTCCCCAAGATTGTTGTATAACTCACCTTCCTCACTGTTACCCATCTCCTTCATCACAGTAGCCTCTAGTTCTTTTATGCGTTCCTGAGAGGTCTTAATCATGCTTTTAAGCTGATTGATTTCTAATATCTCATCACCAACATTTGCAAGATCAACTATAGGCGCATCACTATCATGGCTATCAAAGACCATAGCTAAGTCGTTAGGGTCTTTCGATGGAAACATATAGTCTCCTATCTCTCCCCCCTTCTCTATAGCCTCAACTCTCATGTAAAAGTCTAGGCATTTCTCAATGATAGCTTTCTGCATTTTTGCGTCCTCTTTGTAGAAATACAGACACAACTGAGAGCCAGAGTAGAGAATAGCTATAATCCCCCACTTACGTCCTGTAGCCATTAGA